TTATTTCCAGTTTTTGACTTTGTCAAACAACATTAAAACTAAAGCCTTAATTTCCTTTTTAGCTTTTCTATCACGACGCAATATCTGATATTCAGATTCTTTTATTTTGATTTTTCTTTCTTTTTGTTCTTTCATAAGTTTTCCACACCCTACTTTCATTATAGGTTATCAAGAAGTATTGTCAAGACCTCACAACAAAGAGGTATAAAGTATCGTCCCCCTGCCCGATCGTGGCTCTACTGAACAATTAGGACCTATGTTTTTTGACTAAATCGTTAAAACTGACTATTTCCCGACAAAATTCCTAAATTGGCTTTCCAAATCTTTTCCAGCAAGTATAGTGTAGGGATAAGAACTGGATAAGTTTGCGTGTCCCAAAATAGAAGAGATCACAGAATTATTCGCGCCTTGCATCGCCAACTCTCTGCCACGATGATGCCTCATAGAGTGAGGATTCAAGGGTTTTTCCAATCCGGCTTTGTTTGAGTATTTCCTTATCATTTCAGTAACGGCTGCCATTTCCATTCTGTTTGACTTACCCATACAGCTTCCCTTTCCGCCGTGAATGCTAACAAAAAGCGCATCCGGATCTTTGATTTCTTTTAAATTCCACATTGTTAATTCCTTTTTCCTTCTTTCAATCCATTTCATTATATTGTTATTTGTATCTTCAGTCCAAAAAATTTGTCTGAAAGGCAAAAAACCTTTTGTCTTTTCAGTATGAATCTCTGCCTTCTGATTTTTTGTATCTGTGTCCTGCACATTTAAAGAAAGTGCTTCTCCGATTCTTGCTGCGCTATCCCATAGTAAAGTAATCAATGCCCGGTTTCTAATGTGCCAATAATATCCGGAGTCAGGAGGGATAACAGCTAAAACCCTTTTATAATCTTCTTCACTCGCTACTCTTGGAAATTTAAAACACTTTGGCGGCAACGGAATTAAAGAAGGATTGATAACCAATTTTCCTTGTTCCCACCAAAATTCAAAGAATTTTTTAAGAGCAATGGCTTTCTTTTCCAAAGTGGCTACAGCAAAACCCAAATCTCTTATCCATTTTAGCCATTCCAAGCAATCTTCCAATTTTATGCTTTCTATCTCGGCATTTTTTACAAAGATGCAGAAATACCGGAGGGATATATCATATCCCATTACCGTTCTTTTGCCGACCTTAAACTCTCTCCATTCGTTGAATTTATTAAGAGCTTCTATAAATTTCATATCATTTCGCTTCCCCTCCTAAAAGCATTATTCTTTCTCACGACCTTTGCCCTCCAATAAAAAGGCCAGACCCAGCGGCGAGCTGTTGAGAATCTAAAAGATTCTCATAGTCTGGCCATATAACAAAAAAACTCGCCGCTGTTATTTTACTTTGCCATAACCCAAAACCTTTGTCAAGTCCCAATAAAAAAGCCCTCGTTTTAGCGAGGGCTTTTAAAATCTATCCTTGTTCCTCTTCTTCCTCCTCTTCTTCCTCCTCTTCATCTTGGTTATAGAATACCATATTTAGAAACAAAAATTAAAACTATTTAACGACCTTTCAATGTAAATTTTTCCAACATTGTTTTGAAGATAACCAATGACCATCGCCATCTTGCGCGTGTAGCCATTGGCACAAAATTAAATTACACTCGGCATCAAAGACCGGATGAGATTTATCGGTTTCAAATCCTTTTATACTTATAATAGGAATATCACACCGAGCAGGAAATTCAACCCCTGCTTTTTTCATTCTTTCTAATGTGGTATTCCAAGTTGACGGAATGAAACCGCATAATCCCAGTCCAGATTGACATCCGGCATAAGAACACACAGTCATCCGGTAAGTGCTTTCGCAGAAGGCAAAAGCGTCTATTTCAGGGTATTTATCCTGAATGATGGCTCTTATATCATTTAGCGTATCAAACTTCGCTGGCGAGGCAGTTAGGGCGATAGAATAGGGCTTCTTATCAAAGGGGTAAGCGATACAGACGCCATTTTCAACAGGATCTGGTGTGGGAGTGACAGTAAGGGACTTAATTCCCCAGATCCACAAGGACAAAAAGAGGAGTATTACCGCAATCCCGACTATTTTTTTATTCGCATTATTTAGGTAATGTGCCTGCTTTTTTTGCCGTATCTATCTTGAAGAATGTTCTCACGAATATCAGGGCAGCAGCGAACACACACACCGCCAATCCACCCCAGAGATTCGTATGGACTAACTCTACTCCGAATGGCGCGAGAATCACGGCCATAAAAAGCAAGACATCATTTTGAATTATTGTATTCATATTAGACGAATAATTCGTTTAATTTATTTCTGGTGATCGGGCCGACGAATCCCGATACCGGCGTGATACCGTTGGCTTCTTGGAAATCTTTTACTGCTTTTAATGTTCTTCCAAAGAAGTTTCCGGTAAATTCTACACTACTCGGAAAAAACTTCAGATAAGCCAGACACTCTTGTAATTTAACAACATCCGGATCGCTAACCATTCCGTATCTAAGATCTTTCACAAATTGGTAAGTGGGCCTTGTTGGTAGTCCGTCATTCTTCAGAAATTGATAATATCCTGACCAAGTTATCCTGCCTGCCTTAAACCAATCTTCCGTAACTATCCTGACTGCCTCATTAGTTGGATCATAGTAGGCGCTATCTTCTATAATCAGAGCTTTCTTACCTTGATATAATGTAGTATTGGTAACGCAAATTCCGTGTCCCCAAATTCCTTGACTATTCAAAATTTGAGGGATTTTCTTTCCGAACCATTCATCAGGTCCGAACCTTACTCCTATTACAACTGGTTTCCCGGTCGGTTCAACAATGGAAGCTATCTGCTCAATATCTGGCGAAAAAGAGAAGTGATTACCACCTTTGACAATCTTGGCTATCATTTCAGTTAAAGGACTTCTGTCAGATGAGATATTCATTGCTGCTTCGTCTAAACCTTGAGATGGTATTAGTTGTTCTATGGTTAAACCAAATTTGTAGCCGATATTCATTGCGTCTAAAAAAAACATTCCTTGATCCGGATAATTCATTCTTCTTGTGTAACCATCTCTGGCAGACAAATGAATAAATTTTCCTTCTTCCAAATAATTTTCAATTCCTAATGCTTTGGCGACTGCTTGAATTACACAAGAGCTTGATTGGTCTTGGTAAAAAACAGGATATTTTCGCCATTCCGCTTCCGGCTTTTCTTTCCACTCAATAGGCGCAAAAGCAGCTAAAATTTCTTCTGCTTTATAATCTTTTTTCTTTTCCTCTTCAGATCTCGGATCGTCAATTACTCCTAAACTTTCTATATTAACTTTTGGTTTCTTCTTGAAAAATATCATATTATTTTTAATTTTATTTTAAGGAGAGAAGAAAATAACAGCCGTTTTTCATACACCTCTGGCTAACGAGGGTGATGCTGATTCCTTCTCTCCCCTTAAAAGAACTATTATGCCGACCTTTCCTTGACAACTCGTTGTAATTGTTATTATGATTAAAAAATGAAAGAAAATAAGGAACAAAATAAATGGGACGATAGATTAGCTTTCGGTATAGCTGTTATTCTTTATTTTTTCTTTGTTTGGCTGATGGTAAAATAAACATCTATCTTGTTCTCCGCAGAATTCTGGGGACTGTTCGCAGTTCATAAGCTGTTTCAAACCAATTAGCAATATCCGTATCTTGTATAGTTGTTTTTAATAACATTGAATCTTTTTCATCTTGGGTAGAAGTTTCGCCAGTTAATTTATCTCTTTCCTCAAACCATTTATCTAACCTGTTTTTAACTTGGCCGTTATAAACTCCATACATTCTTTCAATTTCTTTGTCTATTTTTATACTTTGTTCTTCCGGATTCCAATATCCTTTATCTTCAATCGCTTTCATTATTTTTTCTTTTTCTCGCTGATAATCTGTCTTAATTTTTCTTGAGCCAAAGGTATAATCCCACTTGGTATAGGTATCCATTGGCAATATTTTGCTTAATTCCTCATTCAATCTCTTCTCTGTTTGTTGTCTGACGGTATAACTTCCTACAAATAATCTCTTGAATGCCTCTGTCTTATCAATTTTCTCTTGAACATAACCATCAGGAGTAACGGTCATTCCTTTTGTGTAAGCATTAAAGAAATTCCTAAACTTTGAAAATGCCGGTTTTGAAAGCAACCAACTTTGGAAATCTTCCCTTGCCTCCGCTATCTCATTATTTCCCAACCTGACTATGATATTCATTGCGGTAAAAGTATCCTCAACCAAAGGAACGCTATCAGCCCACGATAAGAAACCCTTGAATAAAGATACCGGCACTCCTAATACCTGCCGGACTTCTTTCTTCAAAAATTCCGGGCCGTAAGCATATAATAAGAACATCAACAAAGCCCATTTCGTAATACTGACTAATCCTTTGTTTTTAACCGTTCTTCCATACCAACTTTTATTTTTCCGGATCGTTGAAACCATATCTTTTGAAAAACTGTGCAGCAATTCCATCTCATTTACCATCCAATGCTTGAACATCCAGACAGGCCTTAATAATGTCGTTTGAGATATTAATGCTGCTTGTGCTGGTCCGAACAAACCTTGCGTCCTTCCTATTTGCCTTCTGATAATGGATCTGGTTTCAGAACTTAAAACGCCTGTCTTAAATTCATTTTTGGGTATCAATCCCAAAGAAGTTGATCCTCTTAAATAGAATTCACCGCCCTGCATTAAACCGAATAATCCCTTTTCCAATTTGCTTAACTTATCCCAAGTTCCGCCTACCGGATCAAGGTAAAGTGTTTGTTCAGTTAATCTATATTTTTCCAAAATCTTTATTCCTTGTTTTGTTGCTAATCTCTGGTGTCCCAATGCTATCTGTCCGGCTTTCATATCGGCGATATTAGTTATTGTTCCACCTGCGATATTGCCAAGAGCCGAACTAAAGTTAAGCCCTAACAATGTTCCGTATTCAAATCTCACTCCTAAAGTTATTGCTTTTTTAAGAGTTCTACCTACTGGACTTTGCCATAATCTGAAATCTAATGGTCTACCGCCAACTGTCTGAAGATATTTGGTAACATAAACCTGCGTGCTACCGGGTAAAAATCTCTTCATTATTAAAACCTTCGGCATTATTGGATCAAAATTTTTCTTGTAAAAATACAAGGAAGCATAGCCCGGCACGGCTTTCCTTAATTGCCTGCTGTAAGCCGCGTATTGAGATCTCGGTAAGGCATAAGGATTGAATTTTACTTTAGATGTGATGTATTCCAAAGCTGCCATAATTGCCGGAGAAATTCCTTCTCTTTGATCAATACTTTCTGAAACGACTTCTTTGATAGTATTTCTTAAACCTACGGAATTGACTTTTTCCCAGAAAGCAGGCGCAGTATGAGTGATGTATTTCTGGCGGATTCTTCTCGGTTTCATTACCGGCAGCGAATCTGCATAGAAGGTTTTAAGAAACTCGGCTAATTCTTGTGTCTTTGCTGGAACTTGCCAACTTTGTTCTATATAGCCAAAGACATTTAGATCCACATTTTTATCAACTTTTCTGGCTTCATTATAAAGTCCTCTAAATTTATTGTGCCATTCCTGATATTCTATCTTGTAGTTTTCTTCGGTTTCGCTGATGGTGTCATAGATCTTCTCTCCAATTTTCCGGTGATCGGGAGTTAAAGTTCCATTAGTTAAAACATTTCTGATAGGTCTGGATAATGAAACCAGATAATCTACCTGCTTTTCGTCAAGGTTTTTCATAATGTCGCCGGTAGTGATAAATCTTCTTTCTAAAACGCTTGGTGGGATAAAATCTCTCATTGCTTCTAAAGTTTCTTCATTAACCAGTTTTATCTTTCCAAATTTTTCAGGAGTTAAATCTATAAGAGATTCTAATAATTCGGTTTGTTGCGCTTCTGTTAGATCGTAAATTTTAGTTCTCTTGTGTCCGCTAATAACATTCTTTATACGATTGAAAATTGTTGGTGAAAGTTTCTTAATCACAAATGCCTGTTGGACAACTCTCTTTTCCAACTCGGTCATCTCTTCCAGCTTTTTTACTCGTGACACTTTAACTTTTGCCGTTCTGATTATTCCTTTATCTATCAATCCTTGAACTGCACTTTTCAAATTATCAGGAACTGGTTCTCCTTTTTGGATATAAGTAAGGGCTTCTTGTTCTTCGGGAGTAAACATTCCGTATTCGGCTTCTGGCTCTCTTACGGCATATTTATCAAATGTTTTCGTAACTTCATAGGGCATTGTTGCCCTATCTTTACCAATGAGTTTTCTTGAAATTAAACTTGACTTCTGGAGATCTACTACATCTATCAAATCTACACCAAGAAGTTTTAACTTATCTTCAATTACCTGAAAGGCGGCGATAGTTGGATCACCAGATAAAATTTTATTAGTTCCCAAAATAATACCAACGGCATTGTTCAAAACAGAATTCCGCATTATTCTTCTTCCTATTTTGTGAGGATCTTTTAAAGAAAAATCTATAATTTCAATCCCGTTTATTTTATTCCGAGCATCTAAATATAAACCGACAATAGTTGGAGATTCCCGATTGAGAACCAATCCCATCACATCTACCACATCATCTGCTCGCCTTATTGGCTTATCTATCTTTTCTGGCAAATCCTGAAATCTTTGTTCTATTTCTACCATTCTCATTTTTGCTCTTTGGCGTGTTTCTAAGGGCATATTCATTTCTGTAAAATCTCCTTCTGGCGACAAAAATCCGTAACCCACTCTATTCATAATAAGATGCCCTTGAGGTTCAATTTCTAATTCTTTCAATACTTTATTCAGTCTTGTATTTATTATAATATCATCTTCTGACGCTTGAACATTTCCAGAAGGATGATTATGAACAAGATAAACTTTTTTAGATCCAGAAAGGATAACCGATTTTAATACTTCACGAGGATGAATCATAGCCGAGCCTACAGTTCCAACTGAAACATTGTCAATCATAAGTATCTTTCCATTTTTATCCAAATCAACTAAATAAAATTTCTCCCTATCGTGGTTTTTTAACTCCCTCATCAAATCGGCTATATCATCCGGCCCTTGAACGGTTTGTTCTCTCCCGAAGAAATATCCCCTGTCTTTTAATTGCAAGGTTACAAAGGATTGTTTTCTCTTGATATAAGGTTTGCTGGAGGACTTTTCCAATAGGTCCATAATAAATTCTTTACTTTTTTCGGCTGGAATATAAACTCTCTTTCCCAAATCTCTGACGAATTTTGCTTCTTGTTCAATAGAAACTTCCTTCCAAACAGTAAGTGCATCTTGGCTTTTCATCAAAGAACCAGTAACCTTTTCAGATTGCGCATTTTTTAAGAAATCGTTTAAGAAATTAACATTGAAATAGCTTGTTCCTTCTATTCCAACATCATTTTTTATCTGCATCAAAATATACTGATCGTCTGCCGGATTTGTCTTAACATTTTTTTCAATGACTACCGGGATCTCTTTTTTGAAGGTAGTGGCCGTAATTTTTAGAGTATTTTTCTTTGGATCAACACTTAATCCGACATCATTTAGTTTTGCAATATAAGGTTTGGCTTCTTGTAAGACATCTAAAATTTCTTCTCTATTTACTTCAAAAGTGGTTTCCATCTTTTTACCGAGTAATCCAATATCTTTTGCGTCATAAGCTGGATAATCTCCCTCTATCAATTTGCTATAAAATGTAAAATTATCAAATTCAAAACTTATCTGGTTTTTTGTAAATTTAACTCTTATCAAATTGCCATCGGGCCTGACTTTATCCAGAATTTTCTGTAATCTAACAGCACTTTGTCTTGGCAAGATAAATTTGAAATCCTTGCCGGTAGGAACTGGCAATGTTTGTTTCCATAACCTAAATGAATCAGTTGAAACAACTACCATTCCTGAACCATCAGAAGTCGGATGGAAATATACTCCTTGTATCTCTGGCCTGCCAGCACCCCAGCGTTCTTCTTTTTTTATTGAGGAAATCGCTTTTGTTAAAGTTTTTGGATCAAGTCGGATAATAGTGCTTTCTATCAAATCTTTTCTCGGCAATTCTGGAATCATTGGATAATCTTCAAACTTAAATTCAGTAGGAACTCTGGCTATTAACTCTTCAATGTCTGGGATTCCTTTCCCTTTTAAAAACTTCGCCGGCAATACCACTTTTTTCTTGAAATCGGTTTTGCCGGTATAGACCAAACCTGATTCCAAATCAGTTGCGATAATTTTGTTTCCATCAATGGCGATACTATTTAAAATTGGTAAGGCATAGGATGTAAGGGCAAATGATGAAAAGTTATCAAAAATCTTCTTTTCTATCCTTGCTCTATTTTCTGTGGCAGGAAATTCTTTAATCGCCATCTTTCTTATTGTTTTTACTCTTCCTACAAATTTCTCTCCTTTACCGGTTAATTCATAAGGAATCGGTTTTTCTTCTTCCGTCGGTTCAGGTTTGATTTTCTCTGACTTAACTTCTGGTTTAATAACAGGTGGCTTCTTTACTTCTTTTATTCCCAACAGTTTCTTGACCTCTCCGGTAATCTCCACTCCCTCTTCGCCTAAAATATGGTTGGCAATTCCATTGCTTTTTTTCAGAACTTCTGGAGAGATTTTATCCAAAATACGATTATTTTTATAGATCGTCTTATAAAGTTCTGTCCTTACTTTTAATGTTTCCGGAGTATGAAATTGAATTTCTGTAATCTGACCACTTTCCAATTTAATATCAATATGCCGACCTCTATAACCATACTTATTTGGAGTGGCAAAGTAATCAGTATCTCCGATAATAATTTTCTCATCAATCTTCGCGATCATTTCCGAGATCTCCATCTTATCTTTAGCAACTACCGTTGCTCTCAAAACATCGTTAATATCGTCAAATGTATAATTTTCATCGCCTTGTATTCTTTTTATGATTACTTTTTCAACAATACTATTTGGAGTTTTAATATCAATCCTAACTTGGCCATCTGGTGCGAGGTCTTTTGATAATTTCGCTAAACTATTGACATTATCTACTGCTTTTTTGTATAATAAAGATAGAATAGTATCATCTTTATTTATGGCAGAAAAAACTTCTTCAATTAAATTTCTATATTTCTTGAAAACCTCCGATGGGATCTTCAAAGTTTCCGAAGAAAACGGTGTGCTTTTTGCTGAAATGTTTGATAAGTCTTCCAAAAGTTTCCGCAAGGTAGGTGCTGTCGGTGGTATCTTGGAAGAAGGAATTGAGGTTACTCCACCTACTGAAATCGCAACTGCGCCTTCCTCTGAAGGTGCGTAAATTCTTTCTGGTTTAACTTTTTCAACTGGCTTTTCCTTTGGAACGGCCTTTTTTATTTTCTGTGGATTTTCTTCCAGATCTCTTAATTCAGCGATTTTAGTTTTATCACCTTCTGTTAATTCAGCTTCTAAAACTTCTTTCACTCCATAAAAATCAAGTTTTTGGTATCCGTCTTTCGTAATGGCGATCATACTGCCATCATCAAAAATATCTTGGACAATTCCAAAGCCCGGAATCTCCAATACTTTTCCTTTGTTTTTACCTTTGGTAACTGTCTTGAAATCAGGGATCTCTTTTGAAGAAATCAGATCTCCCATTTTTAATTTAGTTTCAACTCCACTTCCTTCCTGTAATTCTCTCCAGTCCATTTTGCTTACTTCGTCTAAATTCTTCTCATAAAATTCTTCATAGGTTGCTTTATCAAGTCCGCCATCTTCCGGCGAAAGGAATTTATAACTATATTTTCTGCCTTCTTTGATTGTTTCTTCGGTTTCAAAAAACATTCCTGCCATATCAATTTCCGTTCCCTGCCCTTTTGGGACTTGCTCTAATCCTCCTTGTTCTACCATATTTACTGCTAAACTATTTAATTCTTCAGGAATCGGTTCGCCGGCAAATATCTTTGCTATTATGTAATCGGCTTGGGTGTAAGGAGTTTTATAAATTGATTTTGCGCCTTCTTTTTCTGCTTTGGAAATTGCTTCTTCAAAAGTTGATGAAAGTGCTTCTTTTCTGGCTTTTTCAGCTTCGGCTCTTAATTTTTCCATTTCTTCTGCGGTTTCTAATTCAACTTTTTCCTCTGGCACTAATTCTTTACCTAATGCCTTTTTCCCTTTGGCGGTGATCTGTAACTTTGGTGCTGTCGGTTGGACCGCTTTAGTTGCTTCTACTTTTGTTATAATCTCGCTTACTTTTTCTAATTGAGTTTTTGGTGTTGGCGGTGTAATCATTTCTGGTGCTACCGGTGCAGGCGCTGGCGTTACTGGCGGTTTGACTACCAGAGGTGGCACAACCGTTAACCCAGCAGCAGGCGGTGGTGCTGTTAACCTACCGGCCATCAAATCAGTTACGGTATCTGGCAAGATAATACTTCTGACTTCTGGCGGTTGCTGGGTATAGGTAATCCCGATTTCTTTTAATGTTCTTCCTATTTGATTGAGATTATATTGAAATTGAGAAGGGCTTATATTATATCCGGTAATCTTAATTGTTTTTGAAGCCGTAGGCACAACTTCTAAAACCATATCAGAAGTTCCGCCAATCGGATTCCTGACTTTTCCCATATTGTAATACTTCGCCTCTTTCATTATGGGCTTGGTATCTTTGAGTGATTTTCCAAATGTCATTTTCAAACTTCCATCTGGTTTGACGGTTGGTGTAAATTCTCCTGAATTGACTTTGACTGGAAATTTACTCAAAAAGTATTGCGCAAAACCTGCACTAATCGCAAGATCCAAAGCAGTTTGAGATCCTGCCATTAACCCAGATTCTAAAGGCGACATACCGGCTTTTCTCATTTGCTGGTAAGAATAAAACATTGTCGGAACTTCTCCTAAAACTGGCAACTTGATTGGTTTTTCCTCAATAGGTTCTAACCCATAAGCCGTGTTTATCCACGGTTCAACTATTGTCGCGGCAACTCTAAAAGGCGCTTTGACAATTTCTTTGCCAACTTTTTCTATTGCTCCGGGAACTTCTTTTGCCACTCCCCAAACTTGTTCATACCATTTCTGACCTTTGGTTAATTCTTTATATTCCGCAAGCATTCCCGGCTCATAACCTAAGATTCCCCCTGCTGTCCGCAGGAGTTCTCCCGGTAAGATTTGTATCCAAGAAGGTGCTTTTTTCACTTCTTCCATCTGCTTCTCAAATTCTGTTTTCTTTACTGCCTGCTCTTTCAATTTAACTTCTGAAAGCGGTGGCAGTTTTTCTTTCTCCACACCAATAATTTCTCCAGCAGTTTCTCTTTTCTTCTTGGATTCCTCAATTTTATTTAAGGTATCCAAAATTGACATATTATTCGTTAATGATTGTTACTCCGGCTTTTGCTCTCCACCTTCTTTGGACATTAAATTCCCAAACATCAGGCACTAAAGCATAAACCATTTCTTTAATTTCATCTACGCTGTAATCCTGTAAAGCATTTTTGATTTCTCTAATGAGATCCTCTCTCGTTCCGGGATCTGCGTAGCCGGATTCTTCACCTTCCTCTAAAAACTTTTCTTTCTTTCCTTTCCAAACTTCAATTCTGTTGGCGATCGGATTTTGATAAACCTGCGATAACATCCTTCCTACTTCTGCTCTCATTCCTTCGCCCGAAGGAACGCTGGTTAGATCTAACTGGCCAGTTAAAACCATATCAGCATAAGTCGCAGCATCTTCAATAGATAATCCTTCTTCAACTGCGGATTCCTTTTTGACTTTTCTCACTTCCTTCAAATAATCAATCGGGGTATGAGTTGATTCCGCCAATTTAGTTAAAGTATCATCATCAAGATTTGCTATTGCGCCAGTATTTATCAACATTGTTAAGTGGCTATCGGCTTCCTGTTGCTGCCTGTCTAACAATTCAACTGTAGTTTTGTAAATTTCTGAAATCCCTCTGGTCTTTTGTTGACTGACCATATTCAAAATATCTGCGAAAGTTCCGCCTGAAACCTGTTCCGGTTTTAACATTCCTTCCGGTAATGCTGTCGCGCCTGCTACTTTTGCTTCCTGCCCTGCTTTCTGGGTAACTAATCTCAACACATCTTGAAACATTGATAATTTGTCTAATGTAGGTACTGGTAAGGTTTTCTCTGTTTCCCCAGTAAGTGATCCACCTAAAGAACCGGCTGGTTTAGCAGGTAAAATTGTTCCGGGTTGAAGTTTTGTTGGATCACCGGTATATCCGGAGAGTTCTTTCCAATTTGATCCATAAATAGCGGAAAGAGTATCGCCTAATTCTATTTGGATTCTACCGTCTGGTAATATTTTTGCCATAAGTTTATAAAAATGGATTTCTTAAATTAGCTAATGCTTCGGCCCTTTGCGTTATATCTTTCAATTTCTCTTCTTCCAAAGTCCCAACAACTCCGCCCAATGGTCGGTATCCTTTCAAGTCAGAAGGCAAACCAGTAGTTCCTAAATATGTTTCTGTTGCCCTGCCTAATTTCGTAACATTCTCGCCATAAATCCTTTCGTAATCTGATAATAGATTCTGCGCATCCCTATCGCCTCTCGCTGCTGCTGTTTGGAGATCTTCTATCTGTCTTTGGAAAGATCTTTTGGTGCTTTCTACAATATCTGTCTGTTCAGTAGCTAACCTGCCTTCTGCCAAAGCCCTTCTGCTTGAAAAAGTCAATCCGGATGTAGCGGCAGTTTCTCTTAAATTTTCCAGTTCGTATTCGTAGTTCCTTTGTTGCCTTGCCAATTCTGCCTGCTCATCTATACTTAATCTTCCTGTGCCGGTGGCTAAATCAGTTTTAATATCTTCAATCTTTTGTGTCAGATCTTTTTGTTTTGATGCCAAATCAGTTTTTTGCTCTCCCAAAGCCCTTAATAATTCGTCTTGGGCCATTCTTATCTTTTCTTTAAAATAAGGATCGGCAGATGCTTGCGCGTCTATAAATGCTTGCTTTAAGATATTCTGTTTCTCGGTATCGTTGACTTTCAGGATATTGTAGTAATTTATTAGGTATGTTTGATCGTCAGGAGATAATTGTTTGAAATAATCATTACTGGCAAGCCAGTCAGGAACTTTTTCCTCTTCTTTTTTCCCTTCTTCTCCTTTCTTTACAGGCGTAATAGCTGCCAATTTTTGTCTTGCTTCCGCCTTTGCCGATTCTGTTGCTGTTGGATTAGCTAAAACACCCTGATAATAAGCAGTCCAATTTACTCCGCCAGTAGAAGTTTGTGCTGGAGCTGGCGCTGATTCTTTTACTACTGTACCTGCCTTCACAGTTCCACCTGTTTTGGCAGGTAAAATAGTTCCTATTGGTAATTTGGTAGGATCACCGGTATAGCCGGAAAGCGCTTTCCAATTTGGCCCATAGATACCATAAAGAGTATCGCCTTTTTCTACTTGGATTCTACCGTCTGGTAATGTTTTCATCTTTTAAGCATTAAAATTTTTTAATAATTTTCCGACCTTTTTATTATTTATCTAAACGACCATCTATTCTACCAAGCAATTCTATTATTTTAGTGTTATCCGAATGAATCGTATCTACTAATTCTTTATTTCCATCTTCTATCGTTCTACAGATTGCATTTAGATGATTGGTGTTCATCAGTTGAAGTTCTTTTAAAATATCTTTACTTGTTCCGTTGACTTGATTCTTTTTGGCTTTCAAGATCTGGACCATACACCAAAACGCCATTCCGGCCACAACGACCGTTCCACCTAAATCTATAAATTTTTCTAAACCTTCAAACATTTTATTTGACTTTTGATTCTAATTGTTCAACCTTTTCTATTATTTTTTTTAATGCTCCGATAGCGAAACCTTGAACAGCTCCTGCATCATAAAATCCATCTTTGTAAACCTCTGGAGGCATTGTTTCTTCATCCCAAACCCTAACCTCTTCTTCTCTCTTAATTGGTTTTTTATCTTTGTCATACCCATCAACCTGTATTCTTTTAATTGTTTTATCTTTTATGTTTTTTATTAAAGCAATATCATCGTGTTCTTGAAAAGCAGCCAAATCTTTATACCTTACATATTTAGCCCAAAGATAACACCAATATCTTGATGATTCCCCTAAAGAAGAATAAGAATAATCTGTATGGGGAAGTATGGTATACCAAGAATAAATATAATCTCCAAAATGAGCAATACCAATTCTTTTATCTGATGTTCCGAAACCTAAATTGGCACTCGTGGTTGGTTCTATTTTTCTATTAAATGTTATTTTATAACCACTTCCGGCTTCTAAACTTAAATTTTTTGCCCCAGCGATGCGAAATTCAGTCGTAGCTTGAAGCAATCCGCCATAAGCGCCAGCCGCATCACGAAAATAAAGAATATCTGTTCCTCCTATTTCTATTCTGCTTTGACCACCAGAATCGTAAAAAATAATCTTATTGGTAGATCCACTCATCTCTATTCTTTCCCCACTTGTTGCTGTTTGAATTGTTCCACCAGTAATAGTTACACCGGCAAGAGTTCCAGCCGTAATCGTTCCAAGTGTTCCTGCCGCCGCAATCAAAGTCCCAGCAAAAGTAGCGTTACCAGAAATATCAATCGCAAAAGTTGTCGTTCCTGCCTTCTTTCCTAAAATCCCAGTTGGTGAAATCCATAAGCCATTATTTGCATCGGTAAACATCTTAATCGCCCCAGATGCCCCAAAAGTGAAATCTCCTAAAATCTGTTTTGTTTGAGTGTCAAATGTATCACTAATAAAACTTACATCAGCCCCACCGGTAATTGTAATTTTGGTGAATTTGGCTACTCCTGTTTTCAAAACATAAGCCACAGCATTATTAGGATTTAGATTGAAACTGGTTTGAGGGCAACCCCACCACGAATTTCCATAGGTATCAGTATGAAAAGAGTTAAAGGTTGTGTTTTGATCCGGAATATGGATTGAACCTGCTATCAAAGATCCCCTGAAAGTTCCTGAATTAAATTCCACATCGCCAGTAGATAAAATCCTCCAACCCGAACTTCCTGAAACAAAATTTGAACTCTTCAAATATCCTGAAACCATTGATAGATTTCCAGTCAGTTCTCCGGAAGCCAATAAACTTGGCGATACTCCATAGAAATCGCTTGTCAAATAAGAAGGAACTGGTAACTCTGATTCTAAACCCAAAACCAAAGGAGTTAATGCTCTTGAAAGAAGTTTATCAAATCCCAGCGAATAAATGTCGTATTCAGTTTTTGTTATTAGATCTATCATTTTTTTATTGATTCAGTAAGTTCCGGAGTTAGAATGTCAAAGCCGATTATTTCTGTTATTCCGCCAAGTCCTGCGCCGGCCATTCTAAATTCAAAAAGATGGGCATTTTCATCAATGGTAATTTCGTTTTCAAATGGATCGGTGATTGAACCTTTCTCATCAAATCCTTTCTTTTTATCCAATCTGACGAAAACTTTACAACCCAATCCGCTTTCTGTGTAAGGCACTATCTTTGAAATCGTTTTTAATTTTCCTCTGCTTCCTAATTCCATCGGATGATAATGTGCGGCATATTGGATAGGAATGTTGGAAGATCCGGTAATGTTATCTTTCGTTCCAGTAAATAATTCTATTATCTGGCCATCATCATCGCCGGCAGCTATCTTCAAAGTCGTGCCGTCAATATATTGAGAAAAAACTCTATACTCTGTCGGAAAACTCAACACGGCCCAAGTTTTGCTGTCTATATGGTATAAAACCACGACATTTGAATAAACAATCCCATCGTAAGTAATGTCGCCGATTGACCACATCACTATCTCTCCATCTGAAAACCCTGCGACATTTGTGTAGTTTGAAGATGAAATCGCCTCAACTACTTTTTGGATCGGTCTTGATATTTTTCTCGTTGTTTCGCCGTTTGTTTCGTAAAATCCTATTGATTTTTTATAAGAAGAACTGAAATAAAAACAGGTCGTCTTACCAAAAACCACACTTTCCTGCGATGGAGTTCCTAAAGAATATAAATCGTCAGGAAAAGTTGATGATCCATTCCATCTTTTTAATGCTCTCTCCTTAAAAATCAATACATAACCCGGAACTTTTCCCAATCCAGTTATCGCACCCTGCCCTTCGTATGGTTCAATATCCATATAGCCATTGCCAACAGTCCAAGAGATCACGCCGGCAATCGGAGTTGAAGAATAATATAATCTATCTAAATTGCCGGTAACTCCTGCTGTAAAAACCTTATCGTGCCACTCTATTCCGAATTTTCCTTTTGGCATATTTCCTATATCAAGGTTTCCACCGGTATCAAACCAAGCAGCGACATCTACCGATGACATCGCTTCTACGCCATTAAAAATTGCAACGGTATCAAGATAAGTCAAAAATCTGTGCTTGATTCCTCTCGTGAAAGCCGTGCTTATGTAAGTCCAAGTTCCGCCAACTAACCTGTAAGATGAGGCACTAACTGCGCCATCTCTAACTGCTAAAAAATACTTTGTGCCACCTGACAAAATGAATTGATGTAATCCTAATATGTTTGCGCCGTCAAGTATTTGCGCACCGATCAAAGTCGTTCCTTGCCGGACAACTGCTCTTCCTAAAACTTCATCAAAAAGTAAATTCAAAGAGAAACTCAAAGAGTTCTTCGGCGCAAGCAGATTGTCAACTTTCTGGACAATGCCGTTACTTAAATCACGAATTTGAATAGTTTCTAATTTCATCTTAATAAGTTATTGAATTTACTCTCGGATATTTCTTTTTTCTGTGTGCTGGCACTTCGGCTCTGATGTAATCGGCCAAGATCTGACTGAACTGAATGTAATCTCCGTCTTTCAGATCTCTTTTACCATCGTTCTTTGACTGACTTCTGATGGCCCAAGTTAACCAATGCTTCACCGCGTCATATCTGAAAGTGTCTAATCCGTCTGCATCAGAATCAACGGAAGTCGGACCGGTCCAGTAATCCATATAGACATTCAAATTGTCGTAGGAAGCATCGCAGAATGGCCAGAATACCAGATTTCCATCGCCATCTACTGAAAAATACTCTGGTTCGCCTTCTTCCTCGCCATACCAGACATAAGTATCAACTGGAATGGTTACGGTAATTGCGCCTGTTCCCGAAGCCGGTATTCCTGTTAGAACTCCTGCCGTAGCAGATCTCGTTACACCGGTGTAGGTGATCGTATAAAGTGTTCCTAAAATAAAGATATTAACCGATCCGGAATCTTCAAAGTCGTAGGAATTGTCTATCTCTAAAGTAGTTTGTCCAGCGACTGCTTGCGTTCTGACCTGCGTAACTACAACTCCTTCCATTTCCTTTTCCATTTCCGGCATTGTCTTTGGAGTTAAATCTGTTGCTGTTCCGATCCTCACTCCCAAGATTGATTTCATTCCCCTGTTTTCCCAAATGTCGGAAGGCAATGCTATCTTATGGATACCTCTTGTCGTCTGGCCGGCGACATAATTCGTTTTCAGAAGTTTTGACCAACCTTTCAGTTTGCCAGTAATGAATTGAAGGCAGGAATTGACATCGTCTATACAGAACTGATAGTCAATGTTTTCTGTGAAGCCGGGCATTTTATTTCTCTTCAAAGCCCAGTTGATCGCAAAACCGACTGTATTCTTTGCCAAGCCGGCAAACGGAATCGGATCGGTATAGCCAGATTCATTGCCATTTATTGAGTTCTTGAATTTTGAAAAGTAATATCCAGTTGAATAAACCGTGTCGTCAAAGGAAGTTTCTGATCTATCTGGTGTGATTGTTTTTGCATAAACACCGGTTGAAATGGTAAGAGCCGTCTTTGTCCCAGTTTCCGTATCCGCGTGAGAGAACTCAATCTGATCGTAAAGCAGAATATAAACTTTTGTGTAAGGGGAGTGGGTTTTGGTTAAATTGGAAGCTAAAGTAATCGTAGTTGTGGCCGGCGCAGTTGAAGCGTGAGTTTTGATTATCTCGCTAATCTCATCTCCGGTTTCGCCGATTTGAAGAACCTGATTAACGGCGAAATCAACGATATTTTCTACCGTTATACTGCCTGCGCCACTCGCACCCTCTGCTGTAAGATAAGTGAATGGTCGCCCTCTTACTAATTCTTTGTTGTCTGTTGCTAAATGTTTCATCTTATTATTGGATTAAAATTTAATTGATTGACCTTTAGTGTGGGAGTTGAACCGCAAGAATTACATACCATCTTTGGAGATCCTACTCCCGATGTTCTTAAAACTGAAACTAATGGAGTTATTCTGAAATACGGCGTAATTCCACTAATTCTCATAAACGGCTTTATTAAAGAAATCGCTATAATCTTCGCCAGCATCGTCATTGCCTGTAACTGCGCCACTTTGATCTTTCCTCTCATAGTCATTAACCTTATGTTTTCTATACCTCTGATTCTTACCCTTGCCGAAATTGTCCTAATGTTGCCAAATGTTATTAACTTCGCCCTCATCTGAAGTGTTTTTAACATTTCAAACTCTAACTTTGCTCTGGCGGTAAAACTCTTTGCGTTGGTTACGGCAATTCTTCCCCTTGATTGTAAAAGTTTTGATGTCCCAAAAACCTTAACCATTCCTCTTGCTTGCATTAAACCTATTGTGGCTTTCTTCACTCGCGCCTTTGCCTCTAATTTTTTTGAAACTGCCAATTCAAGGATATTGGCTTTACTTTGTAAGTTTTCTTCGCCAGTAGTTTTCAATCTGCCCCTTGATTTCAAGATTGAACTTTCTGCTGCTTTCTTCACTCTCGCCCTTTCAGATAAGATAGACGATAGAGTATTCTTTACCCTTGCTTTTGCCCTAATAAATTTTTCATTTGCCAAACCTTTCACCTGTCCTCTGGCTTGCAAAACACTTTCCGTTACGACTTCCGTTCTTCCGCGCGCCTGCAAAACTGATCGCTGATCAACCTGCTTAATTCTCCCTCTGGCTTGAATAAACTGTGTAATATCAAGATTTTTTATTGTGGCTCTGGTTAAAATGTATCTGTAATTTCCCTCTGCCAAAATTTTTGCTATTACGCTTAATAGTTTTTCCGAAATTTTAGAGATTCTCGCCCGGCTTCTTAAAACCTTTGATAAATCTGCCTTTTCAATTCTGGATCGTAAATTAACTAATGTTGTTAGATCAATCGTTTTAATTCTTGCTTTGGACTGGATCGTTTGAATAATATCTCCTAAATTTATTCGGGCCTTCAACTGAATGGCTTTGACCACGCCTTCTGTTTTGATTCTGACTTTAATTCCTAACAATTTCGTTACCGTTCCAATAATTATCGTTACATCCCAGATGTCTGACCACATACCGCCTGCGATAATTCTGGCCTTTGCTCCTAAAAACTTCTGAACAGTTCCCAATGTAATTGTTACATTCCAAATGTCAGACCATAATCCGTCTATGATAATTCTGGCTCTTGCGCCGGTATCGGCAACTCCTAACTGCTTAACTTTGGCTCTTATTGACATCAGTTTCTCATTTAGGGTTTTGATCCTTGATTTTGCCTGAACATTCTTCGTTTTCGTTCCTAAAATCCTTGCCTGTGTCTGTAAATTTGCTATATTCTCATTCAAAACTCTGGCTTGTGCACTTAATATGCTTTGAAGACCAAGTTGCTCTATCCGCCCCTTTGTTTGTAAAAGTTCGGCTATCCCTTCTTGTTTCATTCGGCCTCTTGCCTGAAGTTTCCCTTCTACTGCCCCACCGGATATTCTTACCATTATTTGAAGTAATTGGTTGATGTCTGATTGCTCAATTCTTCCGCCAATTTGGATTAACTGACTAATATCTAATTGGGCCACTCTTCCTCTTGCCTGAAGTAGTCGGCTAATGTTAGATTGTTCAATTCTACCTCTCGCTGTTAATTTTGTCGTAAGATCAGAAGTTTCTACTCTTCCTCTGATGGTTGTCTTTGTTGAAATTCCTTCCTGCTTGATCCTTCCTCTGGCGGTGGTTAATTTATCGTAAGTAGTTACGCCGATGCTTATTTTTGCTCTCATTGACATTAAACTACTTACGCCTACCTGTTGTATTCTCGCACCCGATGTTATTTTTATACTTACGGTTGCCGGACCGGCCGTTTGTGCCGGATCTAATACTGGTAAAAACTCACCCAAGATGCCATAAATTTGGTTTGTAGTAAATTCTCCTCCTTCCTTATCTAAAACTGGCTTGAATTCTCCTAATACTCCTTGAATGTGATTTTGTGTCATAGTTCATCTTTAAGAAATAACGGGCAAGGGGTCAACATAGAATATGTTTGATTCTGCCTCTTTCGTTTTGGCATAATAACATCTCAAATAAGCCATTCCTGATAGTGCTGGTGCTACAGTTATCGTTAATGCTCTCCAAGTTCCATCACCGATTATTGTTCCTGTTGATTTGGTTATCTTCCTCCATTTATTCGTGGCGTGACCCCACGCTTCAAATTCTAAATATAACTCTCCTGCTGTTGGGTCTGTGGTAAAGTTAGCATCGGGCAGGTTAAAGTATATTGTATATGTTTTTGAATCTGTGGTTGCATAGATTGGAATCTCAAATAAACATAGCTTTGAAAACTCCCAAGCATTTCCCATTAAGACCGTCGGGCTTACTTTGATTGACCTTGTTGCTCCACCAACCCTAACTGTCCCTTCCTCTGATTGAAAAATATAGTCAGTATTTATGGAAGAACCAAATTGTTGCATCAAAATCCTTGTATCTCCCAGTGTATTAAAGAAATCTTCATAATGTATTTCTCCTGTGTCCGTAATATATGGGTCAACACCATTATCATCCGCTGGCATTTTCATATTCCTGATATACCAATCTTGCCAATGTGTTGAAGTTCCTATTTGTGTGGCGTGGGTAGATTCACTCTCCTTGATAATAACCTTTGCATAATTGATGTTATTCCCCCCTATCATATAAGAACTCTGGAGGCAGTCTTTCATTATGATTGTCCCAAATGCGTCTGCGGTGGAAGGAGCAACACCATAAGACCCAAGAAAATAACATTTTTCCGCAAAAAGGAAGAACCTGTTGTCTAAGAAGTTTATACACCTATCATTTGTCCCTGGCGTAATCTTACAATCCTTAAAATGATTATACGTGCAACCAGTCAGGCTAATGCTATTTGTTGCTGTTGAAAGGTGAGTAAATCCTTGGACTTTCCAACAGGACTTACTCCAACTCCAATTATATGCACTTGCGGCAGTCCCCCAAAGAGAATTGTCTTGTATATTATAAACTGTCTTCCCTGCCCCAGCCTGATTTCCTTTGTATGGTAAAAAGAGAGTGACAGTTACTGTAGAAACAGTAGATACTTCATAGGCAAAATCTCTAACATCATCTCCATCAACATAAATCCAATCTCCCGCTGCCAAGACAGCAGCAACAGTTGAAGAAAAAATAACTGTTTTTGACCCAAAAACTAAAGTGGCAGTTGGTATCAAAGTTGTCTTAGTATGATACTCGTCATCATAATCCGCCTCAAGGACTATCGGAGCTACCATTGTTCCTGCTGATGTTTGTAATAAAGTTGATGCATTAGCACAATCAACTGCTATCCTTTTTACCACACACCTATCACCAGCACTTCTGGCTGCTTCTGTGAAAGTATCTAAAATTTTCCAGCTATCCAAGATATAATAAACATCTCCTGCCGTCATACCAGCAATAGCAGAACCTAATGTGACAGTATCTGTTAAAGCGACAAAATCAGTTACTTGAGCACCGATTCCTCTTGTAACATTAAAAAAATAACCTCCATTAATATAATCATCTGCTCCAGTCAAGGCATCATCTACAAAATGAGTAGTATCTGCTGTTGAATCAATCGTTCCATCAAGTTTTGTGCCAGAGTGTGTTGCTAACCCATTAACAGGGTCAACATAATATGTTGTCCCAATAGGAACTCTCACCCTACTGTTTGGCTTGAATGTTTCTGCTCTGTCTTTAATTCCTAAAACCTGTAAAAACCCGCTTTTCCTTAATTCTTGTTCTTTGGCTATTCTTTCCAATGATTGTTTTATCTTTCCTACTTCCCATTGGGCGAGTTCATATCGTTGTTCCCACTCATTATCAACTAACTCTTTTAGGGAATTACCCTCAAACAGCCCGTTTTTATCAAATTTAATATTGTTTTCAAAGAAATTCTCTATTTTGTATCTTTCATAGTCAGGAAATCTTACAAATCTATCTAATCTTTTCTCTGCATCCAGCAAATTAGTGCCTAAACTTTCTTTCATCTGAACTAACTGACTATCAAATTTCAAATCTAAACTCTCGGCTTTTACATCGTTAGCCCATTGTAAATCGGTGGTAGGTTTTACCCAATTTAATAATTGTTGTAGTTCTTGTTTCATATTATCCTACGAAGGCCCTAATTCGCCAATACTTCAACCCATTTGTTAGGTTGGTAATGAACCGGGCCAGATTTCCTGCGTAAGAATTTGCCACTCCGGAAGTCGGAAACGTTACCCACGCTGATCCATTCCAATACTCAAATCCAGAATCCTGATACGACCTTTTTTCTACTTCCAAATCTGCGAAGGTGTCATCTGATTTATCTATCTGCAACTGAAAATTCAAATTATTTCCCCATCTGTTTGATGGAATATACCATTCAAAAGATACCGGAATGTTCTCTGAACTTCCACTTGCAGGCAGATAAAGATAAGTTTTACCTATATCAACTATGTTCGCCTTTCCTAACAGGAGATGGTGGCTATCAGGTATGTATAATCTGGCCCTTATTGTTAATGTTTTAGATTTTGTTCCAGTTATTCTTGCTTTTGATCTAATGGCTTTCGTAAGATTGGATTGTTCTATTCTGGCTCTGGCAGTCGTTTTCTTTTCTTGCGTAGTTTTAATCTTTCCTCTGGTCGTTATCTGCGCTGAAAGATCTGCGGTTTTAATCCTACCTCTTACTGGAAGAATTTTAGAAATACCTAACCGTTTTACTTTAGCGCGGATCTGTGTATATTTATCACCTGTCAATCCTGAAACTCTGGCTCTGTTGGTTAAGATTGGTGCTATAATATCTGCTATCTTTAATCTGCTTTTTGATTGAAGTGCCTTGCTTAAATCGGCAGTTTTTACTCTGGCTCGCGAAGTTGTTTTCGTAATAAGATCCGGAGTTTTTACTCTTCCTCTTGTTGAAATTTTAGTTATTACCCCTGCTTTAACTTTTGCTTTACTTTGAATTATTTGGTTCACGCCAGCAGTTTTCATTCTGGCTTGTGCTGTTATCTTATTTGTGAGGTCTGCTGTTTTAATTCTGCCCCTTGAAGTAATCTTTCTTGTGAGATCCACACTTTTAACTCTTGCTTTTGAAGTTATTTCTTTCATAACATCAGCAGTTTTTACTCTTGATCTTGCTTGCCATAAAACTGACCGGAGATACTCAATCTTTGTTCTCATCTGTAATAGTTTTGAAAGAGCTGCCGTTTTTATTTTGCCTCTACTTTGTAATGTTTTAGAAGTGCCTATTATTTTTACCCTTGTTCTTGCTGTTGTTTTTTTGGTATAGGTTGTTATTTCTGAAGGTATGTAGGTAGCGTAAATGGAGAATTTCTTGGTTGAATGAGTAATATCTGTTGGATTAGTAGGAGAAGCATAATTATTATCGGCCTCTCCGTGTCCTTGGTCGGCATCACCAGTGTTATAATATATACTATTCGGAGACATTACGTTGGTATGAACAGTCATTAAAACATAATCGGTAGAGGCAGATATAGCAGGATGAGTATCAAATTCACACTGTATCCAATCTCTTGTTGCCCAATCAAGAATTAGATCAGTCTCTGTCCCTGTTCCGTTTTCAATTATGGTTAAGTTGCTATGTAATACTACAAGTGCTTTTGCGTGATTTACTCCTGAAGAGGAACTACCAAAACCATAAAATGATAAAGAAGAAACGATATTAGTTCCTGCGGGACTCGTAAATAAAGAACCAATACAATCATTTGGATGCTGACTCTCATTACTTCCACCAGCAGTATCATATCCGAATAATAACCCTGCGGCGTGTCTGATAGGATAGATCGCTTTATCTAAAAAATCTTGAGAAATAGTTACCGATAAAATTCCATTTTCTATTTTTAATTCTTCCCAAGCCCATTTTCCTTCTGCGTCTATAATTTTCGGTCTGAAAAATACTCCTGTTTGGTTAGTTCCATAAACTTTCCCACCGACCCAGTTTATTTTATTTTCAGAAGTATAAGCAACCCAACTTCCTACCCATTTTTCGGGTCTTTCCACTAAAACATTTCCATCTAAATCCTTGACTTGGGTTTCGGAAACTACTATCTCTTTTTTAAATTCCTCTGAATAGCCGTTTTGGTATTCTTGGATGAGAGGAGGCTGGTAAAAGAAATCTAATCCTTTTGTATTTAGGGTAAATTCTATTTTGTAATCTCCAGTTTTAGTTGGTCGTGGGTCTTCTTTTAAATTAACCTGAAATTCATATCCGCCTTCGCCTTCTGTTAGATTGTAGAAATGGGATTCTATTTTTCCCTTTCTCCAGATGATATGGTCTTTATCAAAACTTATTGTCGCCAAACCTATTTCGGTTTCTTTCAATCTTGCCGAAAAATTAACCTCATTGTCCCATCTTTGGATCTTGACCTGCGGATAGAAATCAACCTGTTTGGTATCACCAATTTCAACTTCAATTTTATCTCTCACATCTGCGTTTGCAGTCATCAAAAGTTTTCCGTTGACTACGGAGTATTTGGTTAAAATCTCTGGTGTTGGAGTAATTGATTCTGGCATTTATTTAAGTTCTTCTATCCCGATGTCGTCATTGGGATAGATACAAATTACAACTTTTTTACCACTCGGCGTTTCGTAACCGAGATAGTATCTTGTATAAAGGATCTTCTCGCCGGTTGGCAATAGTTCTTTGGTCTTTCCTTCCACACCGGCCGTAAAAGTTTCTCTCCTTCTCTTAAAGAGGATCAACTTTTTATCTTCTGTGCAGGGAGTGGTGAGTTTGCCTCTTACTTCCATCGGGCCACAATTCAAGAAATCAAATGTGCCGTCTTTGAAATTGAAAGTGATTATTGCCCTCTTTTCTATATTGCTAGTGTCTATCTCAAAGTTTGAGATATACATTATTTTGCTTAACTTTTTTTGATCAATGTTGCCGAAATGGTTTTCCTTTTCGCCAAACTGATCCATCTCTTTGCCGTCATCATAAACCGCCTTCCATTCAAAATCCTCTAAAGTAAATTCATATCTCGGCAAGAGATACTGCGCTGCTGATACTTCAGGTAAGCCATCTTCGCCCGGAGTGTGGAATCTAACTCCCATTGCGTAGAGGCCCTCAATCGCTTTTTCTAAATCGTAAAGCGACTGCCTTCGTATCTTTAGAAAATTATCTATTTGCTCATTAACCGTTGGTTTTGTTTCTTCCATAAAATTAAGTAGCGATGGGATTCGCCGTCCACCTAAAAGCTAATTGAATTTAGCGTTCGCTTTTAGGATTCGTCATACTGAAGCGTGAACTCCGCGAGAGATGTATCTCCGGCGGCCGCCGCAGTAGTGGTGCGTAACTGCAAAGGAACATAGTCGCTTTTGCCTGCTGCCGCCAATGAACCTGCTGCTGTTCCGCCGATATAAATGTTCTCTGCGGCCGGATCAGATGTAGGAACGGCGTTAGCCGCGACCGTAGTCGCTGTTGAAGGCGCTGCGTAAGCGTTAGTTCCGTTGGTTAGCCAATAAATTGACAATCCTGTTGCTGGCGAAAACGCTGTTGACTGCCAGAACTGAAGGTTATCAATTTTATTGAATGTTCCGCCCCACGCACCTTTCAGGTAGATTAACATTGAGTTAGCACCTGCGGTGATCGGGTTGGTATCGTATTGCGCTGTTCCGGCGGTATCGTTTGCTTTGAAGTTAACAAGGTTACCCCCTGTTCCCAAAGAAGTTTCTGCCGTAGCCGCGCCGTTGTATTGATACCAATTGAATGTTGCTGCCATCGTTTTTCAATAAATTAGTTAATAATTTTTTGTTCCTCACGACCTTTGTTTTTAATCTTGGAACTTCCACAATAAATTTTACCCTGACCATACGGATTGATCACTTTGTCTGTCTGAACTACCTCAAATTTCTGTCTTAAAAGGGCCACCAGTTCTTCAAACTTCGTCAATCCCAAAAGGTTGAAGTGAAACTCCATTATCAATTCCTTGATATTGGTCAGATCCATTGATTTAATAATTTCGTATTCTGCGCCTTCGCAGTCCATTTTTACCTTGTTAATGTTATAACTTTTCAAAATCTCGTTGATGTTCCGGCACTTCACTTTTATTATTTTCTTGCCTTCGGCCGCAATGAAGGAATGTCCACCGGTATTTCTGCTTTCGTCCAAATGAAATTCTCTTTCCTGATCGTCATTGCCGACAACCGCTTCATTAAAAATCAAAACATTCTCTATTTTATTTTCGGCAATGTTCTTCTCTAAAATGGCGTAGTTGCCCAACTCTGGTTCAAATGTGTAGATCTGTTTAACTTTGTCCGAAGTGTCTATGGAGAAAGTGCCAATATGGCCGCCGACATCTAACCAGACATCGTCTTTCGTCAGATCCAGATATTTTCCATACTCTTGAAAAATAACGACCATATACACTACTGTCCGATCAATCTTGTTTATCCGCATATTATAAACTTTTCCTTCCGCCTCTTGTTTGACAATCCCGGTAGTGATTTCTTCTTCCACTTTTTGAAGGAACGGAAGCCATTGCTCGTCAACGATTTTATCCCAGTCGTATTGAAGCATTGCCTCTCTCGCTTCTTTTCCGTATTTCAAGCGCAATTCTTTGTTCTGATACGCTTCTGTCAGGGCCTCAACCGCCTTCTCTACATCCATCAAATACCATTTATTATGAAGAGGAGTGGTCAAAGTAACTATATGATCAGAACAAGGAACTACCCAACCGTGTCCTTCTACCCATTCAGGTTGCGCTGAATTGTTTGGAACGATTGCCGGCACTCCGCAGGCCTGCGCCTCTAATATCGGCAATCCGCAACCTTCGGCCCTTGAAGCCGTAAGATAAACATCTAAAGTGTTATACATTTTCGCCAAACCGCTATCAAAAAGCTGATTCTTTTGATGAGCATATCTCATCTGTTTTGGAATACCGTAAAGTTTGGCTAATTCAATTAAAGAATACGCCTTGCCTTCCAATCCGTCTGGATTGGCGTGAAGGTAAAACAATGCGTCTTTGGCGTTATTCTTTTTAACGAACTCTGCAAATATCCTGATCATTCTCGGAAAATCTTTTCTATCCCAAGTGTTCGCGCCATTCGTTCCTACCAAGAAAGCATTTTCCGGAATCCCTGTTTTCTTCCTGATCGCTTTCTTTTTTTCTTCCGTGAATGGTTTGTAAATTTTGGTGTCAACTCCGTGATAAATTATCTCTGCACCCAAGTTGACTTTTTTTAATTCCCTTAATGCAAACTTTGAAAAACAAATTCTTTTATAGGCATATCGCAGAGGATCTGATTGAGGGATTGAAACCGGTTCTGCATCTATCGGAAAGTAAGGTATCCACGCCGCATTGACCTTTTCTATTTTTCCAAAGAAGGCCCATAAGTCATAAAGGGTGATCAGAATATCTCTCTTATATTGTTCAAAATATCTTCCAAGCACATTCATTCCGTATTCCGGACCACCGCAATCAAGCATTTTAATCTTGCCATTTATGGTATGAAGTTTTCCCATCGTTTGATAACCGTGATACATCACATCATATCCACGATCAACCAAGCGCGTTACAACTTCCCTACTCACTCTTCCGTATCCTGATTCTATTGTTGGGGTTACTGACGACCAAAGGATTTTAAGTTTTGGCATAATCTTGTTGATGATTGGACTTTCTTTCCACCCACCAGAAATTTCATTTTAATTTTTAACTTTTTGCACACATCTTTTTCAGGGATATTCTTGATTGTTCTATCCCCACCTTTGGCAAAAATGTCCGGTTTCAACTTTGCCAATGTTTTAGAAACTGACTGATCCCTATCTATGCAAGGAATCACTTTATCTACATACCGGATCGCTTCCAAGATCTCTTTTCTTTCTTTATAAGGCATTAAGGCAAATCCTTTTTTCTTTTTCAAAAACCTGTCTGAATTTAAGATCACGATAACCTTTCCCAGTTTTTTCGCCGATCGGAAATATCTGATATGCCCGAAATGAACTGGATCAAAACCGCCCGAAACTGCCACTATTTTCATATTAGTAGCAAATTACTGCTCTAACCGTCATTGTCCCGACTGGCGTTGAATCTGTAATCACTAATGTTGCTTTTATGTGAGTAATTGCGCCAAGAGTTTCTGGTGTCATCCAGCAAATATCAGTTCCACTCGTAGCCCTTGTTATTGAAGCTACTCTGGTAAGAGTTCCCGTAGCGTTATTAGCGGCATTACTTATCAACATACTATATGCTTGATAAGTAGTTCCACCATCCATTGAAACAGTTATGGTCAATACTCCTGACCTTGTAGTGGTTGCGGCGCTGGTAAATTCAATAGCAACCGCTTTAGCACCGGCAACTAATTGAGCATTAGAGGATACAGTTAATGGAGATGTTGAAACACCGATTGCATTGAGCAATATCGGAGTATAAACTATTCCTTTTGAATAAGTAAAATGTTGAGGCATAGTCGTCTAATTTTTAATTGTTATTAAGATTTTTATTCGCGACCTTTTAAGCGCGGTAAAGAACTTTTCGTTTCTTACCGCTTGCGTATTGAGGCAATTTCTTGCCACCCGATTCTTCTAAATGCGATACGAGTTCTTTTGTCGTGATACCGGCCATTCTTCTTTCTTTGCCTGCTCTGCGTCTGGCCAGTTCAGCGCCAAATTTACCTCGTTGGGCTTTTGAAGTGATCGGCGTATGTTTCTTGCCTGATTTTTTACACGCTTTTGTAGTCATAGCTTTGAAATTATTATTGTTATTATCTTCACGCCGGTTTGCTTTAAGCGATAGAAACCGGCAAAGACGCAAATCTCACAAGGAAAGATTAGACATTCACGATAATTGCGTGATCTCCAGCAGTTGCTGATACTCCGAAACACCCTGATATTCCAATTCCGGCCGGAATAAATCCGCCAGTTCCTGCTACACCCCAAGTAAGTTCAGTTCCTGTTACACTACCAAGACAGTTGAAAGTGCAACCGGTAATCAATCCGTCTGAACAACCGGTTAACTTCAGGTATCTTGATGTGCCAGCGTAAGCAGGAATAGTTCTTGAAGCGAAGGTGCAATTTCTGATAAGCAATCCATCAACTCCAGATCCACCCATCAGGTAAATATCGCAATCTACCATCGCAGTATCGTTTGTGTAGAAGATACAATCTTCAATAACGACATCTGCTGGTCTTGATCCGCCTGTTCCTTTGTTCATCACTCCGGCCATACATCTGAAGAAGCTACAACCTTCAATCCGAGTTTGCCAAGCACCGCCATTAGCACCCCATTGAATAGCGCCGCCAGTATCAGCACCGGCAGTTCCTGCGCAATTCTTGAAGTGGCAATTAACAATGTTTGTTCCCCAAGCTGAATAGTTAGTAGCTGGATCAGTTCCATCGTCGGTCAATAATATCCCACCACCAGTTGACGAAGCACCATTTATGCCGAGATTAGCGATTAAACAACCGGGCGATCTCACATCAATCATTGCTGTTGAACCAGCACCTATTTTGATTTGAGGAAGTCCGCCTTGTGTTCGGCCTCTGCCTACGCCGATCAACGAGATATTTGGTTTGCTATTTGGTATGATAACCGTTTCAGCGTAACTGTTAGGATCTGCCGCCAACGCAGTCGGTTTCTTTGCTCTGATATAAATCACAGCACCGGCCGAAGCAGCGTTAACCGCGCCCTGAATGGTGTCTTTGGGAGTTTCCGGAGATTTTCCATCATTGCCATCGCTACCGTGATCGCCATCTACGAAAAAGATATTGTCAGATTCAAACATTTCAAGCAGTCCTGCCCCGATAAGAGGAGTGGCGAATAAGCCATTTTGTAAATGTGTTAAACTCATCGTTTTGTAATTCCTTATTAGAAATGTGGATTGGCACTAATCCGATCTTAAACAATGATTCGTTCTTTGAACTATCTTGCTTATGACCGTCAATGTCAATCGCATATTTACCAATAAGAAAATCAATTTCTCTGTTATTTACAATTACTTTGGCCCTAAAGGGAATGTGATTCTTTTTGAGAATCTCCGCGAAGCGCCTTTCGGCTTTCGTGGATCTCCCTTGTTTAAGTTTCAGTAATTGCCTTCTCATAACTCTAAAGCCCGATCTTGGAAAAGGAAAGATGTGGGCCATATTGAGGGTTGTAGGAAACCACCCCGACCTTTATTATTTCTTCTTTCTTATTGTCTTTTTAATTTTCGCTTTTGGCGTTGCCTTTGCTTTGGTTTTCGGTTCTGGCGGTTTAGGATTCTTCTCTTTAACTGCCGCGATCACCTCTTTCAAACTCTCTACCGTAGCGTCCGGCGTTACGGCAATTCCTAACTCTTCCGCTTCTTTTAGAAGTGCCACTTTGTCTTTTGACGGTTCTGCGCCTTGCTTCGCCTTTTCGTATTCTTCTACTGTCAAAATCCCCTTTCTGACAAATTCAGCAGGGATTTTCAAAGTAAAAACCGCTTTGGCTTCTTCATTTGTCCACGGAATACCAATAGCTTTGGCTCTGCCTTGCGATACTAATTTTGCCCAATCTATTGCCATAAATTTGAATCGTTATTTAATTTCTTATTTGACCTTTAATAATTTTGTGCTGACTTCCTTTCCTGTGAGGCGACTTCGGAAAGGATGGCCGCCCCACAAACCAGCACAAGAAAACTGGACTAATATCAATCGCGGAAATCGTTAGCTACCGGAAGCGTTTGAACCGAAGATGTAAGCAGGATAACCAATACCTAAAGCATAGAAGAAATCAAGAGAATACTCCCAGTTTTTATTCTCATAAACTTCTTCCGGCGCGTCCAATGACGGTCTTTCAGAAAACAGACAGTTTAGTGTTTCCCCAACTTGTGAGGAATCCAACATAAACCAGTAAGCTGAAGTGTCCGTAGCATCGGATCGCGTTTCCAATCTTTCCCAGACGATGACATTTTTAATCTTGCCTTTCAACGGATTTATATCGTTGTTGGCAGTTCCTGACATACTGGTTGAGAGCAGGATTCTTTCTACCAAATCCTCATTAGAGGGGGCAACGACTATGGTGTCAAGGTTGACTGGTCGGATTATGCCATTAGGATCTTGATGAATCAAACCTAACCTTCTTGCGGTTACAATCGCGGCGCGCGATAGCACCGGATTACTCGTGATTACATTAGAGAAAACGGTGGCGTTGATGTTGTTGGTGTGGCTCGCTGTAAATAGGCAAGCCGCGTCTGGCCCAACTGCGGATACTGCTTTGCCATAAACATCGGTATAAGAGGTGGCCCAACCATACAATAGAACATCAGCTAAACTTTGATCTACTTTGTTGAACGCGTCGTCCGGCAAAGATTTAATGAGAGTTTCAATCTGGTTATACAGATCAAACTTCCTCATTTGCTTTGTAACCGGCGCGATTGCGCCAAAGTATCGCTGTGTCCAAGTGATTGTATCTCCTTGTTCTGATGTTATGCTCGGCAAATCCTGACCGGGAACTACCTCTTGAACACCTTTCATTCCGTGAAGAATGAGGTGATCAAATGTCAACCGGTTGGTGTCAAAGACATTGAAAATTTTGTTCCCCTTCATTTCCGCCACTTTCGTTTTCGCTACCTCGTTAAAGATGGTTTGTAAATCATCCGTTAACGCTGGAAAATCTTCTTTAGTAATCATAGGTGTTTATTCTAAAGCGTGAACAAAATGTCCTCGCACCGTAGTTGAAACTTCCTCTGTTCCGACAATCTCGCTGATGTAAAAAGCATCGTAACTTGAAAGATCGGGGTTGATCGTAGCACCTGTGGCCAGATCGGCGTATGTGCCTCTATCAACGATAGAAACAACGCCATCGCACCCGACTTCAAATTCAACACCTTCTACTGGAAGAACCAAGATTTCAGTATGCTCTGAAGCACTTGTAGTTACATCTTCCATCGCAACGAAACGAACATCGGTAGAAGTAGTCGTCCCTATTGAAAGGTATCCACTCGCCCAAACCAACGCAGTCCCTTTAACTATCGTTTGACTGATAGCCAAAGGCAACTTCATCATCTTCCCTGATTCGTATCTTAATGGTGTGAACATTTTTTGTTAGTTCTTACTTATACCAATCAGTCATCTTTTCCTTCTTTGGAAGGATAGATTTTTTCTCTGGTTGCTGATCGGTTTTTTCCTTGCCCTTGTTTAATCCCTTATCGCCTGCCAGCTCGGCCGTGTCTTTCTTGCCTTGATCGTCTGCTGGTTTGTCAGTTAGGCCCTTATCTGCGCGCCATAGCTTGTGTGCTTTTTGGATAGCTTCCAACTTTGTTTCGTAGGAAGCGTCCTTTGGCGGCACATAAAAGACCACAATGTCAACCCAGTTCTCGGCGATCTCGTCATTCTTACACGCCTCTGCGATGGCCTTCTTTTCTTCCATTTTCGCGAGTTCTTTTTTCGTAACGAACTCTTCCGTTTTCTTTTTCTTGATGGGTTCGCCGAACTCATCAAGTTCTTCCTCTTCTTTCTTTGTTGGCGGCTCTTCGGTTTCTGACCCCGGAAGGATTAGACCTCTGGCTTTGTTAATGCGGATAATACCTTGACGGTAGTTCTCCTTTAACCCAGCATCTTTCCGGAGTTGTTCCAACTCGGACTTGGAAACTTCTACCTTTTCTTCTGGCTTTTGATCACCAGTTCCAGAGCCGGTAGGTTTCTTTTTAGAGAGATCAACCTCTTTGGTGGTTTTTTCTCCACCATCTTTTAGATCTTTTTTTTCTTCTGCCATAATTTTTAAGACCTTTATTTTAAGTGCGCAGTCCTCGCACCCTTACGGAAGAAGTCCCGACTGGGGACTTCTATCTGTCCACCCCCTCCTGATGGACAGGTAGAAGTCCCTGACTTCTGCGTAATTTAATTGTTAATTTACTTTTTTTGCGCCTCTTCTTTTATATTTGGCGCTGAATTGGTAGCACACATATCCTTTCTAAATTCCAAGAATACCTCTAATTTTATAAACCATAACCTTCCCCATCTCTCAAATTGCTGAAAAAAAGTGTTAAACTCCTCGTTCTCAAACCCTACCGTTACTTCTTCCTGCCCTTTCTCTAATTCAAGTTTTGAACTTTCTTTGAAATACTCGGCTCTCTTTTTATCTATCTCTTCATTTTTTATTTTGCCGGTAACAATGTCATCAGTCATCTGATCTCCGTCTTTAACCGATTTTACAAATTCTGGAATTGGCTCTTGTAATGTTTCAAGGATCGCGGTGGTAGCTTCCAATTCTGTGATTGATGGAAATTCTTTGGGTGGCATACTCCTTAAAGAGTTCCAGCAAATTGCGATATTAACTTTTTTGCTTTTTAAGAGCTTCATTTTGTTTTTTCTTTCTATTTCTTTCTTTCTCGGCTTTTCTAAAATTCGTTTTAGCTTCATTGAGTAATCTGTTTAACTCTAATCGTTGACCAACAAGGATCATATAATCATCATCTCTTATCACTCCTTCCCCTAACATTTGCAGAATATAAAGATTTCTGGCAGCAATGTAATCTTGAAATTCTTTTAACGGATATTGCAAACCGAGCCAATCTTTTACTCTTTCATTATCATACGGATCATATGCTATCGGAACTTTAATAAGCCGAAATAAAATTTTGATTAAAAAATTTCTCATAAGTTAGCCGACCTTTTAGACAGGTTTCATTGGCGATAATCCGCCAGCGCCTGCGCCAACCTTTTCTTTTGGTTTTGTTTCAAGTGGCACTTCCGGCGCAATAGGAACAGGTGGTGTTAAATTATATTTGGTTTTGTCATCTCCGTAGGCATTACACATATCGTCAAATAAAACATCTTGATTGGAATTGTAAATTTGAGGGAAAGCCATCATCATTATCTTCAATTTCTCTTGGAAAACTGCTTGCGCTTCGGCACTGTCTTTTTGATATAAACTTTCTGAAATTACCTGAACATCATATTCATAATTGTCAATATAGTCGGAAGTCATTGCGATCTTTTCATATTTTCTTCCCTGTAATCTCATCTTCTCTTCTTGGATATCCAACTCGGCTTGGTTCGGAAGTTCATTTGCACTTTTTACTATTTGTATTTCTAAAGTTCCAGTAGAGCCGTCAGGAAATTCGCTGCCTTCAACCAAGAACTTTCTAAAGCTCTCTTTTAGAGTTTTAGTTCCTTCTGGGCCGATGATTTCTTCAATTTGGGGTTGAGTGTAATTCTGTAAGATATTCAAAAATCTTAATTTTGTTTTCTGAATCCAGAGATCCGTCAAAGACATAAAGAAGATTCCTTTCAGTTTCTTGGCGCTCTCGTTGGCGATCACGATCTCTCTGGCCGTAACGCCTCTGCCAGCAATCCCTTGCTGGTTAATATCAACTGTTCCGAGATCCATTCCTTGCGCCACCCATTTTATCATTGCCATTTCAGAATCGGTTATGCCGGGTATTTTCTGATAGACAACCTGATTGACATCTTCCACATAAATCGTGTTCTCCATTCCGATCCTTTCGTTTTCCATCTCTAATAAATCTTTGTTTTTAATTCCGGCCAGCAAAGGTGGATTCATTGATCGGTAGGTTTTATCCAAAGACATATTGTAAAGAGTGTTGATGGTATCTTGAACATCCATATTGGCGTTTGGCAAAGAGTTTCCGTAGAAAAACGACCTTCCTGAAAAGGGTTCAAAAATAGCTTTTGAAAAAGGATACACTTTGTCTTTCCTTCCCCAGAGCATTGGCGCTTCTAAAAGCAGAACTCCATTGATCACAATGTCATACTTATCCTTGAAACGATTGTAGTATTTAACAACTTCGTAATCGTTTTCCGATTCCACTCGGTTTTTCCATTTCTTGTAGAAAAATGTTTCAGTCTCAGATTGATAATCGCCAACTTTTGATTTTTCTAAAACCCAATGCCAATTTGCAAACTGCCCGAACTCCTGCTCGCAGGCCTCTTTATCCAAATACCTGATCCAAGCGATCGCCGGTTGCTCTTGAATATCGTGGATGTAAAAATCTTTAATGAATAATTCTGAAATCGGAACTAAAATATCAACGCACTCGTCGTTGACCACAACTTCTTTTTCTTCAAATGTTAAATTGCCGTTGATCAGATTATAACTTTTAATAAATTTCCTTTTGTATTTTGTTTTCAAATAGCCATCGTACTTCAATACAGTTCCTTGCGTTGCGCAGGTCCACGCTTCCCAGAAGATCTCTGTTTCAGGATTGGCTTTGTAGCGCGAGTGCTGGACTAAATTTTTCATTATTTCCGCCCTTCTTAAATCCAAACCGCCGTCTTTTAAACTGACGGCTCTATATTTGAGGCTCGGTGGAGTATTAGCAACAGCAGCAACTAATGCTTTCAATTTGTTGCGCGTTGATTGATTAAAAACATTTGATTGCCACTCTTCCTTATCCTGCTCTTCCCTGCCCGGCACATATCCCTGAACTCTTTTTTCAGAATCGTCTACGAATGGTATTAATGTCCGATTGTTAAATTGGCGATATGTTTTATTCCTCTCCTTGATCATTAAATCAACTTCGCCATAGACAAAATCAAGTTCTTTTTTTTGTTCTACGGTTGGAATGTATATTTCCGATTCTACTTTTGGTTTTGTTTCAGCAGCCATAATAAATTTTTAGCTCTTTGGTTAAGTTCTTTTATCATTTTTTTTCTATTTTTCTTAAAATAGTTTTGGACATCTCTCTTTATTTTCTCTTTGAATTGAACCTCATTTATTTTCATCTCAACAAAAAAAGCCGAAACCAATCAGTTCCCACGAGGGATTGATTGATCTCGGCTTAAAACGAGATCTGCCTATTACTTTATTTTAAGGTATCAAAGATACTTGTCAATAGCTGTTGCATCACATCTATCTTTGTATTGCATTTGAAACAAATAATCTCATAAATTCCGCGACAAAAAGTCAAATTCATTTTGCCATCATACCATTTTAGAAATGTTTGATCACCGTTAGGATAAATTTTAAGAAACGGCACTTTACACTTCGGGCATTTGATAACAAAACTTGGAATTACTTTTTGTTGCGGCATAGATTTAATATCCGGTCATCTTAAAAGGTTTATCTTTGGGCCTTTTCTTCTGCGATTGCCCTCGCATTTTCTTTTCAAAAAATTCCTCTGCGATGGTCTTTGTATAATAAATCTGCGGCCGCGCAAAGGTTAAAAGCAAAGCGTCAAAAGCGTCCGGACTGGCGATCCCCTGCTTTCTCATATCGGCCTTCGGCATAATTCTTAATCTGCGTTTGAGATCTTCTTTGTATTTGATATTCAATAACTGATACCATCTTGGATCTCGCAACAATCTTCCACCGCTTTTAATCCACTCTCTTACGGCCCAAGAAAACTCTGCTCTTTTATTTATAAACTGAACTTGATTCTCCGGACTTTCGCAAACCTCACCGACATTAACTCCTTGAATTGGTTTGCCTATCTGTTTCATTTCGGCCGGGATCATAGCGCCAACTCCCACTTTATCTGCCGAGCAAGTTCTCACATCAATTTTATAGCGATCAATCGTCTGGGCCATCTTTCCGCAAAATTCCATCAGTGCGATTTTATTAGAAGCAAAATCTATCTTCGCCACATTGCGCCATCTGACTACTATCACGCTTTCATTCTCGCCTTCGTCTGCCGGATCTCCGCCCATTGCTGGAAAGCCAAAAGGATTAAAATCATCTGTCATCGCTTGTTCCAATTCCGTTTGAGTAATTAATGGCGACCAACCCAAAGTATCTATCGCTTCCTCTGACGGAAATTTACATTCAAACAAAACATCAAACTTCGGTTTTAATTTCGCTTCGTTAATAAACTCCTCATTGTATCTGCCGTCTGCCAAACCTATCCGGTAATCAATCCAAATTTTCATATAGTTCGGATTTCGCCAATCTTTTAAGAAATGATTTCTGTAAAAAGGATTGCCGATTTTAACCAGAAAAGTATCTTCGCCTTTTCCTGCTATCATTCTGAACACACCGGCATCTACCTCGTCATCTGTCAAAGGCGCTTCATCAAAGATTATATTCCTTCCGCCAAAACCCATAATGGAATTGATGGTATCTGTTCTTCTTCTCGCGTCTGCTGAAACGATTTCTATTGACGAATACCTTGTTTTTTCTTTTTCAATTATTTGATAAGTCAGTTTAAGTTTGCTTCTCTCTTCCAGCAATCTTTCCAAAGCCGTGCGATCTTCCATTTTCACCCCGATCAGTTTGTCTTTGAAATAATCATTCTCGGCCGTGTCCTTAATAATATAATTCAAAAGAATCTTGCCGCGCTTCACATCAGGCACGATTATCAACCATTCTTCGGCTCGGTTGGCTATTCTGACTAAAATTCCTCTGGCTATGGTCAATGTCTTTCCGTATTGAGTTGAGCAAAGAACGACTGATCTCTTGTAGGTCCTGCCGATGATCAACTTAAAGATTTCCAATTCTCCGGGACTTAATTCAAACGGCTTCTCATCTTGAACAAAAACCTCTCTGGCCATTAACCAAGCCGGATCTGTTTGGATCGCCTGCTCTTCGTTAAAAATCAAAGATCTTAATTGCTGTTGGCTATAATCCCAATCAATAAAATCACCTTTGGAATCAAAAGCGAATTTCGGATATAGGAAAGAAGGGTATAAAGTATTTGTCATTTTCTTTTGGCTTCTCTACTAACGAAATCTATAACCAAATTCATCTTGTCTTGAATGTCCTCTAACTTCTTTCTTTTCCAACCAAGATTTATATCTAATTGTTCTTTTGGCTTTCCAAATACTCTATCAAAAATATCAGATAGCGCTTTGACATTCGGATCTTTCGCAAAAACAATATGATAATCTTTTCCAACGCCCTCGCTGTTAAATAACTCTTCTATTTCGTCCGGATCTCTGACTTGCTTTAATTCTCCGGATCTAACAAGTTTCCCTTTTTGATTCTTTACCAATCCGGGCCGTAATACCACAACCAAACCGTTCGCTAATTGCTGTTGCGACCTAACCAAAGGCAATAGAAGTTTCAACATCTCTTGCTGATAAGTTTCCAATGCTTTTTCTTTTGCTATCGTTTCTTGATTCTTTGTTCCTTTCTTTCTTCCACCAGTCTTTTTATGCCCTTTTTTGTATTTATGTTTTGCCATAGATTCTTACTAAAGTAGTTCAAATTAGTTGAAAATAGTTCATTCTATTTAGGCGCGTATTTTAATGTTTCAATTATCCTTTTAAGAGTTTCTCTGTCTTCCGGATTTTTATAAACAATCTCATCTTCATTAGCGGTAAATAAAAGACCTGCTCTGAACTCTTCAAAGTTTAATTGCGCCGGTGGGATTGGCTCTTCTATTTTTGCCGGTTCTTCGCTGGTAGGCGGCGATACGACCTCGTTAATCTGTAATTGAGATAGCAATTCCCTCACCGTCATACTCTGGCCGTTAAAAGTCAAAGCAAAGCCCTGTTCTTTGAGTTTTGCTTTTTCAAACGCTTCTTCTAATTTGTAAGCCAATGCGAAGATAATCTTTTCTTCTTTTTGCGGTGGCATAGGAAATACACTTAATTCAATAATGTTTTTTCTGCCAATGAAAAAGTAGATCCGGAGTTCCTGATGCTCTTCTCTTGTGAGTTCTAATTTAGGTTTTATTTCAGTAGCGTCTGTCATTTTTCTTTTCCTAATAATTCTTTAATAGTATCCAACACTTCCAAATTGCCGCGCCACTTCTTTTCCTCATCTTCCAAAAGTATCTTGGCCGTGTAATCTTTTTTTAGAGGATATGGCTTTCCGTCAAAGGTTCTTTTGACCTCAATTTTGTCATAGATTACATCGTCTGGCTTGTGTTTTTTAAGCAACGCGATCTTGACTTCGGAATTGACTACCTCTCTTAATGTTTCATTCCAAAGATCTTCCAGAATATCTCTTTTATCTTTAACCATAATGTTTGCCACCAGTTAATTTTAATCTCTGCGACCTTTGATTCTGAAGGAAGAAATGGCGACTTAATAGAAAGTTTTTCGTTCTCAATTTGCTGATTACGAATTATATCTATTGGATTCGGCGCTTTTCGCCGTCCCTCAAAAATATCCCACAGATCCTGCGGAACATCTTTACAGAGCTTTTTAATTATGCCGATCGGAGTTTCTACCCAACAATGGAATCCGCCGGCGGTTCTTTTAATGATTCTATCTATTCTCACCATAATAAATTTGATTAGTTAATTTTTTAGCTACGGCCATTATTATTTCTATTGTTTCTGGAAAGGTTTTAAGCGATTCAAATCTCTTGGCTTTCCTCTCTATGTGCGGTAAGAAGATTGCTGCGCCAAAATCATATTCGGCTTTTAACATCCGGATTATTCCCCAATCTGACCATTCATAACCCGGCTTCAATTCTTCTGGTAAAACTAAATAATAAAAATTAAAATTTCCTTTGCCGTAGTCAGTCGTATTTTTAACCTGTCTATCCCCATTCAAATCTTTTTGAGTTGCCTTCGCTTCAACGCAATACTTAATTCCATTATCTTTAATTCCCACCACATCAAATAAATCTCCCCTAAAACTCACTTCCTCTGCCACTATGCTACAACCTGTTTGATTAAGCCAATTTATTGCTTTTCCTTTTAATTTTTTATGTAATTCGCTTTCTGCCATAATTATTGAATTACCGACCCTCTTGGTAGAGGAAAACTTGCGATTAATATTTCTTTACCAACCTTGTGCGTAGTGCCATAGCTCTTACTAAAATACTTAATCCAAATCTTTTTTAAGTGTAGGCGATGCCACTTTCCTTTTTTATCCCGATGAACTCCGAGAAAAGCCCCTTGCTCTAAAGAATAAATCTTTTTACGCGAAAGCAATTTTGCTGTCGGTTCAACCCTTTTAGCCAAAGTAAGAAACTGATCAACTGATAAATTCTTTTTCGGCATTTTTGCGATATTCAGAATTGTTTTTTTCCCTTGTTTCATCAAATTAGTGATTGACTTTTATGGTAAAACCTTTCTCTTGAAGCGCCCACAACCTTTTGCCGTATTGAGAGAACTCTGCCTCTGTCATAATAATATCGTGCCGAAGTCCAGTTTTTTCCGAATGCATCAATCGGCCGGTTCTTTGGATTTCTTGCTGCCGAGATCCGAAAAGGAAATCAACCTCAATTATCCTTTGGAGATCTTTGACGGAAACTCCCAGATCCATTACTCTTGACACCGCTAAAACTTTGTTTTCCTGTATTTCCTGCAATCTATTTGATGTCTGGCCATAAATATACGGAATGTCAAACTGCCGCGCGATCTTCTTTCCTAACTCAATCGTGTCGCAGAAGATGAAGGTCTTTTTATTTCTGTCCAGCAATTCCTCAACTTTATTTATTTTGCCGGTGCTTGAACGAACTATGTGAACATAAACTGGGTGATAGGATCTCCCGACTGTTTCCATATAATCTTTCCAATTCAGACCCACCGGGAAGCCAGTCAAAGCGAAAATATAGCTTTCTCTGCCGTCCTCTCGGTGCGGACTGGCCGACAAACCTATTCTGTATTTTGTAGGAATGACGGCTAATCTGGCGAAGGTGTCCGCCGGCAACCTTTGGCACTCATCATAAATAGCCAGCGTGTATTCTTCCTTATTATCCCGGAAACCCTGATAAGTAACGATCTTAACTTCCTGCTTTGCGTGAGGAATATAAGTATCAATGTAATAACTCCATTGCTCAATCAGAGTTCTGGTAGGAACGACAATGATTTTTTTACCCTTCAACCAGTCAATCAAATATAAAGCTATAAAAGATTTTCCTGCGCCGGTAGGATGGAATACTCCCAAAGCACCGGTTTCAAAAAATTTCTTTTGTGCTTCTTCCTGATAAGGTCTTAATTGAATTTTTGATTTTGGTTCTCTTAAATCTGCTTTAGCAACCGGTCGTGGAGTAAAAGGCAAGCAACCGTTCTCTATCGTTTCCGCGATCACATCAAAAATATGCCCTCTGACAATCGTTGCCTGCGTTTCCCCGACTTCTCGCAAATGGTAACCCAATTTCTTTTTGATCGCCTCTTTCCACTCCGGATTAAAGTGAATGATGTTTCCTTCTACGCTTAACTCAAAATTCTTTTTGAAGTTAATCTCGTCTAAAAATTCTTTTGGCGCGTCTGATAACCAAGCCGAATACTGATCAAACTGGTAGATATAAAAGGAATCTGTTTCTTTCCAAAGCCAACCGATCTGAAATCCTTTGATAAATTTCGGCACGGCCACCAAAACTTTATCCTTTCCAAAAGGAATGATGGCGTAGGGTTTCTTGAAGAAAGTCAGAAAACTATCTTTTTCCAAAACATCACCCAGCTTTTCAGAAACCTTGTTAGAGATGTATTTGAGATTCGTTTCCTGCGTTTTTAACGCTGTTTCTATCTCTGCGGCCCGAATCTTCTTCAAGGCCACATCTTCTCCTAAAGTTTCAAGTTCTTTTTTTAGATCTGTAATTTCCATATTATTGGTTAGCCCTAAAAAATGCTTCTGCAAATCCTTTGGGAGTTATTGCCCTGATCTCTTTACTCTTTTTACTATTACCTGTCTTGGCGTGAATTTTTGAGTATTTTCTACCGGCAATAACAAAAATTTCCGGCTCAACTCTTTTTTTTGTGGGTAGATCAAAGTATCCCCAAATATCAGTCCTCTTTGTATAAGGATCACCGTAATCACACGGATCAAAAGTGAGTGCCGGTTTTCCTAAAAATTGCCTCAAAATTCCCATAGGATTTTCCAATGCCCAAAAAGCCAATTTGTTTTTCTGTCTGCACTCCCAAATTATCATCATACACGCTTTCACTATTTCCATTCCTTCCGATAAATTGCGCGGCTTTTTTGCTGTTGTTCTCGCCAAAGAAAACATTGTGCAAGGCGGTGCTGCCAATATCCCATAAACATTTTCGGGCGGTTTATAGATTCTGACATCGTAATCGGGCAAGGTGATATTCCTGACATCGTATCCTGCTTCTCTGTATGGTTTTGACCAAGCGCCAGTTCCACCACATAAATCAAGAATTATTTTTTCATTCTCCATCTTTTTTTCTGTCGGCCATCTTCTCATACTGCGACCAGTATTCAGAAAATGCGTCTTTTAATTTGTTAAAATTTATCGGATCGGCGTGATAAAAACATTCTGCCAATGCTTTGACAAAACTTCCGCCGTATTGTTTCATTGTATCTACGACTGTCATTTCTTCATCTGTCATTTTATTTCAACCACTTCCGGCTCTCTGGCTCGTAATGGCCAGATGACAACCCAGCGTTTGACGAAGGACGGCCAGATAGTAGCGTTTAATTCTTTTAGACCTTTGTTAATATCTACTTTGTTCGTTTTGCATTGAATCCAAATTATTTCTTTATTATTTTTGGCTACCAGATCTCCACCCCAGATGTCTTTCTTGGCGAAAAAAACCTGACCTTTCACAAAAATTCTTTGTAATTTTTCCAGCGTTTCAACTAAATAGCCATCGGCTTCAAGCCACTTTTTTGTCTTTAACCGGTAATAATTTCCTTTGCTTATCTTACTCATTTTGTTTTGCCTTTTTCTTATTCTTAATTTTCTGAATACACCAGCAGCATAACTTCCAACACTCTACATAATAACTTTTCATTAAAATAAAGAGGTTTGTTTAGTAATTTCTGGTTTCCAATTAAAGTAAAAAAGATAATGAAATTCCTTTGAGTATTTATCTCTAAATGGTTTTTCAGATCTGGTTATAATCTCACTCCCAACTTTATTCGCCGAGATCTCCATTGCTTTCCCTTTACACCAAATCTGCAACCCCTTCATTTCGTCATTGGCTTGTTTAATATACTTATCTCTGATCCCTACCTGACCTTGCCAAATAGTTTTTACTTTTACTTTTATTAAGTCACCGATCATAATAGCATTTGTGATTTTTCTAAAAATGGTTTTTTAATTTCGTTTAGTCGTTCTAAATTTTTAAAATCTTTAATAACAAGTGTTTTGTCTTTTTGTATTGTAGTGTCTTGTCTTATATTAGATTTTCCCTTTAGGGTGGAGGGATTTTCCCTTTTGGTTAAATCAGATTTAACCTTTTGGGCAAATCTCTTTTTAGATTTCCACACTTTAATCACAATTCCATAAGGGGTTCTTAACAGGTCTAAATATCCTTCTTTTTTAAGTTTATTTAAGTTTTTGGAGATTTTGGGTTCAGTAATTCCTATTTCTTCTTTTATTTCTTTTAGGTTGATTGGCCGTCCCCCATAAACCCATCCCAATCCATCGTCATCTATCTTGGTTATTTTATCTAAACACCACATAAATTCCCAAATTGCAGTTCCCATTCTCTTCCGGTGTTTCGGCTCAAGAAGATTATTCGTTATTTCTATGTAATATCCTTTCATTTTATATCTTTGAATTTTTTATCTAATTCTTTATATTTTTTAAATGAACTTAAATCTTGCTTTGCTACTTTTCCATCTAAATAAGGTTTTATATATTCTAAAAATTCTTTTACTGTTTTATTATGTTTGGCACGATTACACCAACTACAAGTTAAACATAAATTTTCAAGTTCATCTGTTCCGTTATTACTTTTTGGATTTATATGGTCAAAGTGTAAATTTTTTCCATTTTTGGCTTCTTCTAACAAACTACAATTACAATAAGCACATTTTCCTTTTTGCTTCTCATAGAGAATAATGAGCAAATTTTTATTAACTATCGGCATATTTGTGTTGAATTAGGAATTAACTTTTTCTCCATAATTTTTAGTTATTGATTTAATTCAACTTTTCTTTTACCGTTTCAATAAACTTTTCCATCTGCCGGCGGTAGTAAATATCAAACGGTTCTTGAACTTTGTGCTGATCCCAGAAAACATAAAGCGCCGCCCTTAATCGCGCTGACGGCGCTTTCTCACCTTCTTCTAATTCAACTTTAGGAAGATCCTTAATATCTTCTGGATTTATCGTTTGTTCTGCAAATACAAATACTCCCAGTTTATTTCTTAACATCATTACTTCACCTGCGTCTTCAGGTCCTAATTCCTGCGTATCTACCTGCAATCTCAAGCCGCCATCAGACATTGTGGTTACCTTTGATATTATTCCCGGAACTTTTAAGATTTCTTGATCCATATTATTTTAATAACTCTTTATTATTCTCGTAGATATTGCCGATGACTTCTAAATCTATACTTATTATATTTTCTTTCAGATTTTTCATTATAAATCCTGCACCATACCACTCCACAATATCAACTTTATTATCAATTTGTGATTTCAAAATATCCCCCTCATAAATCTCTTTTCCGTTTTTATCTTTAAGGCCAGTGAATTGACTTATTGTATGAACATTAAGATATTTTATTGGATCATAATTTATATCATTTTTAACTAAATCCCATAAGTCAAAATACCACCAATCATTCTCGGCTAATCTTGCTCTAAATTTTATTTCTCTTTGGCTCATATTATTTCAACTCCTTTAACCTTTTTGTTAATTCAAGACAGGCCAGAAACGCTTTTTCGTCTTTGCCGCCGTTTTCCAATTCTTTGAGTTGGAACATTCCATCTTCCTTGCCGAATCTTATGATTACCTTTTTATCAATTTTCTTTCCAGTTTCTTCTTGATAAGCGATGTTATAGCCGGCTACCTGCAAAAACATTTCCGGATAGATAGCGTTGCTTGATTTGAAATCAAACAGCACCAACTCTTTTCCCATTTTCCCGATAGCATCAAGGATTCCACAGAATTTATTTTTCTTGCTGAATACAAATCTCTCACTTTCCAACCACTTTATTTTGTGTTCCTTTTGGAATTTTAGGAAGGCGGTGATCCCATTGACTACCTTCTCATTGTCCGGCATTTCGGGTTTCTTGCCCTTAATCCATTCGGAGATCCAATCGTGTATGGCTTGGCCGATATCTGCTGCCTCTTGTTTAATGCGCCGGTATTCTCTTTTGGCCGTGTCAATTAGTTGCTCTGTGATTTTATCGTTCCCTTTTTCTTTTTCCTGTAATAGGTAAAGGCCTATCATTTTTGCCACCCAACCCATCAATGCACCAGATTTGTCTATTGTGCCGGTAACTCCGGTAACGGAGAGCAGGCAATTTCCTTTTGAGTCGTAGAATATGTGCCTATTCTCATCAAAACTTATTTTCTCTTTTCCTTTGTATAAAGTTATCTCTTTCATTTTTTTACTTCACCATTAAGTAGGGAAGCGACCAAGATCCCGGCGTGCTTTTCTGTTATGTTGAAATTTGATAACACTAAACTGGTTCTTTTCTTTAAGTCAGTGATCTTCTCTTTGTCAGTATTGCCTTTTAACATTGCCTTCAATTCTTCTATCTTTTTAGTGGGTGGGATAAGAGATGTTTGAACTCTGACTTCCTGTTTTTCTTTAACTATTTTTCCATTTTGGATCTCTTCGGCAGAAACCTTACCGACACTTTCTAATACTTTGACATCTTCTTTATTCATACCTTCTTTCTGCGCTAACTTTTGGATATTGATCATCATCTCTTCGTGGATTCTCACTCCAAAGACCTCTAAAATGGCCCTATTTTTAGATCTTGTTTGGGCCAGATGGTTCTGATAGCCAGCAAGCGTCCCCATCTTCATCGTTGCCGGTGAAGATTCCCCCAAGATCCAATCGCAGAGATCTTTGTTTCCGCTTACCAATTTACATTGGCAGACGGCTTTGTCGGTGTCGTTCTCGCTGACCTTGAACCAGTTATAAACGAACTTTACGCTTCTGTCATATTGCTTAACCTTTTCGGCCAATCCCAGTTTGTTGATGTAGGGAATACTTCCCAAAATATTTACACCAAACGGACTGACTTCCAGAACTTGCGAGGTTAGCAAAATAAGATTTCTTTCTTTTATCTCTTTTGGATTTACCGGCTTTTCAAATAATCTCCTCGCACCAGACCAAAGGAGTTTCTTATCAGTTCTTTTTACGAGTGCTTTTGTTTTTTTGTTTTTATTTTTCATTGTTATTGTGATTATTATTTTTAATTTGACGACCTTTTATAATGCTTTTTCCCTTTCGGCGTCCAAATCGGCACGCCTTGAAAATTCTTCTGTTTCTATTTCTTCTAATCGTGCTTGATGTTCGGCATTCTCTCTTTCAAAACTTTCTTTTTCTCTTTCTGTATCCCGATTGCGAATAAATGTTGGTATGTCTGATTCTTCATAGTTTGGTCCGCATACCCGGATCACTTCTTTTTCTTCTTCTTGTGTCATACTTTTTTTATCCATCTCGCTATGTCAATCTCTTCTGAAAAATCTGATTCTGGTAAGTTTGCTATCACTTGCCATTTGAAATCCTGATAGTTTGCCAAAGCAATATCTTTTTTGGTTAAACTCAAAAGAATTGCTAATGCCAACTGTGATGGCCCTGATCCGCCATATCCCCAATTAAAGCCATCTGGAGAATGATTAATAACTTTTTGGCTTTTCGTGGGTGATAAACGATATCCATTAAGACAGACTTCTCTTGTTCCCCAATCTCCTTTTAATTTGATTTTCAT